CTAATGCTTCCCTCAATGGTGGCTCTATAGTAACTGTAGAAGCGTTACTTGATGATGTTGCATCTTCTACCACCATATAAACTTTACTGTGTGCAAACTTGATAAAATCACCCGCTTTGAGCCTACCCGCACCATCACCCGCAAAACCATCTATTGCTATAGTTGTGTCTGTTGCAGAATGTGAACCATTAACTAATAAAGTACCTGTTTCATTTCCTTGTGCATTTAGATAGCTTGGGAATGTTACAGTAAAGTCTTCTTTTCTATTTCTTTGCTTCATTATAAATGCCATAACTGGTGCAAATTCTGATCTAGTCATAGGTGGATATGCTATAGTAAAACTAAATCTTTGCCCTTGTACTTGCCTTCTAAACGTCTTACCGCTATCTGTTTCACTAAGTAAAGTCCTTTGGTTATTCCTAACATTGATAGCTGTAAAATCAGTTTTTGGTAATGCTCCACTCATACTATCGCCATTTTACCCTTTTCATTCATAGCACTATTAATTAGATTTACGATTGTTCCACGACTATTAACAAGTAATTCATTAAATCCTCTAGCATCAACAGTATTTATATTGAAATTTACTGTTACTGGTTGACTCATGTTACCAAGTTTACTGTTTGGTACGACATTTGAAGGTCTATCTGGAACAACCAATTCTGCACCCGCTTCACCAACTAAATAAGGTTCACCTTGATTCATTCTACCACCCAAACGTCTACCTTGATATTTTGTTGAAGCTATTTGTGCGATTTGAACAGCACCTAAAGCACCAATGATAAATGCTAAAGGTATGTTTCCAACTGACAATGCTTTTGTTACTCCTTGTGCGGTATTCATTATTGCTCTTGCCATACTTAATGCTTTATCTATTTTAAAAGCTGTTTTGTTGCTTTGTGCTAATTGACTTACTAATTCTCTACCTGTTTTAATTGCTAAATCTTTTTGTTGACTTGCTGTCATTTTTTGAAGTTCAATTTGGTGAGCATTACCAGTTTTTATTGCTTGAAAATTATCTTCCATAAGTTTTTTTTGTATTCTTGTTTGTTCATCTGCTGTTTTTTTGGCTAATTCCAGTTTTTTTGAAGCTGTAATTCTTGCAAGTTCAACCTCTAAATCTGCTTGATCTTGAATCAAATTATTATGTTTTGTTTGCATAATTTTTTGAATTTCAAATTTTTGATCTTCAATATCTTGTAAGGCAACAACTTCTGGACTTGCACCACCTAACAATTCTGAACCTGTCATATTTGCTTGAAGAATATCTTGCCCTTTAATACCAAATTGTGCATCTGCTAATTTTTGTTGTTCTTTTTTTAAATCTTTTATTTTTTGTAATTCTTTTGCTAAATTATCTTGATGTTCTTTTGATGTTATTATTGATCTTTGCTTACCCGCATTTACCATAGCTAAAGCTGTGGCTTTTTGATTAAAAACTTCTATTTGTTTGTTTACTAATTCTAATTCTCTTTCAAAAACTTTTTTTGTATCACCTGTTGTTTTTTCTAAAGATTTTAAAATTAAATTCTTTTTTTCTAATAATTTATTTAATTCTTTGTTGGGTTCTTGTGTTTCTGCAAAAGCATCTTTCAACATCAAAACACCAGTAGCCAAACCAACCAATGCACCTACAACAGTAGTTTTTGAAACTTTTGAAAATCTTGAGAGTGCAATTGTTGCTGTTCCTATGGCTGTAGCAAGGCTTAAAAATGCTGTAGTAATTTTACCAACTATAACTGCCATACCTATTGCTTTTATAATTTCAAAATTATCACTTAAAAATCTAACTGCTTCGCCTGTAGCAATAACTGCTTTTGACAATCCTTGCCCTATAGCTTTTGCTATATCGTCTATTGTTTTAGAATTATCTTGTAATGCTTTGTCTAATGCCCCAAATTCTTGTTTTAAACCAATAAAAAAACTTTGTGCTACAACTTTTTGAAAATTAAAGAACTTATCACCAATCATTGATAATGTTCCTTCTAGGGTATTTGCTAAATCGCTTGTAGCATTTGCAAACCTACCATTTGCACCAAACACTCTTCTAAATGCTTCTGCTGTTTCTTCTGCTGTAACTGTTGCACCCGCTTTAAAACCTAGTAAATCCCTTACACCTCTTTCTCTAAATATGTCCGCACTAGCAACACCCGCTGAAAATGATCTTTGTATTTGCTCCGCTGTGGTTCTAAAATCCAAACCTGTAACACTAGCAACCCTACCTGTTATCTGTAGTATTTCTTGAAGTTCTTCTGCATTTTTACTAACAACTGCAAGATTACCCGCACCCGCTTGTATTTGCTCTAAACTGAAAGGAACTTTAGATGCAAACTTAGCCATTACATCAAATGCCTTTGCACCTTCTTCAACGCTACCAAATAAAAATTTTAATCTGATTTGTAATGATTCAACTTGCTTACCAACATCAACAAATGATTTGATAGCAACCCCCGCACCTAATCCAATAAGTGCATTTTTTAAATTAAATACTGAATTTTTTAGACCATCTACCCCTTTTGTGGCTGATTGCATAGCTTGGCGGGTTTTGTCCTTCGCTATAATATCTATATTTACATTTTTTGTTGCCACTATCTTTGTGCCTTTGCTAGTCGTTCTTGTCTTTCTCTTTCCTCATGTTGGATTTGAAAGTATGCTAACCACATATTAAACTCCTCAACAGACATTTGCAATATTTCGGAAACTGACTTATGAAGTTTTTCTGCTAAACCAAATATATTATGTAATTCTACATCATTTTTTAGTTTTTTTTATTATCTTCTATATCTGTATTACCAGTACCCATAATCTTAGTAGCAACATCTGCAATTACATTTGTATCAGCTTTAGTTTTGAAGGCTAAAATATGGGTAGCGTTAAACATTTTATCACCATCTTTTGTCAATGCTTTTTCAATAATGACATCAATAAGAACTATCAAATCTGTATTTGTAGCACCTTTGAAAATTTTTTGTTTTTCAAGCATATTAAAAGGTTTGCAATAAATAGCTTTATCGCCTACCAAACCCCATTCTGGAACTTCAATTATTTGTGTGTCAAGCTGACTAAAATGATCTCTGATACCATCAAAGTAATCAATTTTTTGATCTGACATAAAACTATACTGTGCCTATAGTAAGACCGCCAGTTCCTTGTCCAGTTACAGTTCTTGTAATAACACCATCTAAAGGTACACTAACTGACATACCAGTTACAATTCCACTTCCAGAAAACTTTCTATCACCAGATTCATTTCCTTCTGGTAAAAATGCAAATGTTAATTCTGCACCCTGTACTAGTGCTGTTTGACCAGAATCAGTTTCATCAAAATTCATGTCTATTGAAAAAGTAAAAGTACCTCTTCCGACTAAGAATGATTTCATTGAATCACCTAATGCTGTATCTTCAACAACGTCATGTGTAGTATCTACTGTGAAACCTGTTGCATTTCCAAGTGTAGTTCCACCAATAGTTAAAACACCTTCTTTCCCATGATGTGTAGCCATTTAGACCTCCTTTTCTTCTTTGGGTTTTTCAGTTTTTTTAGCAACTGATTTTTCATTAACCATTTTAAAACCATTTTTTTCAAAATGATCTATATGATCTTCTGAACATTTTACAATGGTTTCGCCTTTTTTCATAGTAACATTTTTAGCCATTATGCACTCCCTCTAGTAAATTCATAAATTACTCTTGCTGTTATTCTAACACCACCATATGGGTAAATAGTACCTTCATCTGTTGATGCTTCAATAATTTGAGTATCTATTGCATTACCATTTCTAGTTATATCATTATCTAAGGTTTCTTCAACAACTTCTATAATTTGATTTCTAACTGTATCTATATTTGTATCTGTGCCTTTTCCAAAAGCAACAATCTGGAAATCTATTGTACCCCTATAAGAACCCGCACCTGTATCGCCTATGCTTCCTACTTCCCTTGTTTCATCACCAGATTGCACAAATAAAGCGGGAAACTGTGCATCACTCAATTCTTCAACTTCAAAAGGCTCTCTAGTAATTTTCTTAAACTCAATAGGACTTGTAACAGCATCAAGTTTAGTAATTATGTCATTAGCAATGTTTTCTCTTTTGCTCATATTCTCATTTCTTTAAAATAAAACTTTGCAAATTCATTTTTCAATTTATCTTCTTCTTTATCGCCTATAGAAAAAAATGGTCTTGTGATTCTACTTTTACCAACACCTAATGTATCGTGATAACTTGCAATTTTAGCTCTTTCCATATTTGTAAACAATAATGTGCTTTTCAAACCGCTTGTTCTAAAATCTAAACTTCTAAACATCTTGCCTGTATCGGTTAGGTCTACAAAACCTGTTTGTCTACCCCGCTTTTTTCGGCTTCTGATAGTGCCTTTTGCATATCCTCGCATTTTGCCACCATCTGGTAGTTTACCCGCCTGTGTACGCTTTGTAATCATAAGGATAGCCATATTAGAAACCCTTTTCAAACCCTTAGATATAACAGATTTTTGTTTGCTATTTAATTTTTTTAAAAATTTAGTTATTTCAATAGAATTTACATCTACTTTGACATCTACTGCCATTATCTGACTAACCTTAGAAAATGTATTGGTTCTTTCTCACTATCTGACACAGTACCGCCACCATCTTCATCATATTCTACACCATCTCTAAGAATAGCTTGAAATTCTTCTTCATATCTTTCCCTATAGAAATCTATCTGAACTTGAAATGTATCTTTGCCTTCGCCTGTATCTGGGTCACGCCACTTTGTAAGCTGTGGATAAATATATTTCCATAACGCTAAATAAACTACAGATAATTCCCATTGTGAGGGTGTAAGTTTACTATTTGTC